AGGATGTAACAAAATGACAAAAGAGGAAATCAACGAACTCGGATTCGAAGATCTTGAAAAGCGTGCGGCGGAGATCGCAAAAGAAGTTGCGGATGCCGATGCGGAAAAGGTCGAAGAACTGAATGCGGAACTCGACAATATCGAAGAGCGCAAGAAAGCGTTAAATCATGAGGTCGAGGAAAGAAAAGCCGAAGCCGAAGCGGTCGCGAACGGTGCCGGCAAAGAAATCGAAGAAAGGATCGAGAATAAAATGACAATCAAAGAAGTCAGAAATTCAAAAGAGTATATCGACGCATATGCAAAGTATGTAAGAACCGGTAACGATATGGAATGCCGTTCACTTCTTACACAGAACGCCGAAGAGGGTACTGAATATCCGGTCGTTCCTGTTCCGGAAATGGTCGAGAACAGAATCAGACAGGCATGGGAGAACGACAGAGTATTTGCAAGAGTTGCAAAGACTTTCGTTCCGGGAAATCTGAAGGTTGGATTTGAAGCTTCATCAACGGGTGCCGCTGTTCATGCTGAAGGCGGCGACGACATCGACGAGGAAACATTACTTCTTGGAATCGTGACAATGGTTCCGACAATGCTGAAGAAGTGGATCACAATCTCCGACGAGGTTCTTGCTCTCGGAAGTGAAGATTTCCTTGCATATGTTTATGATGAAATCACATACAAGATCGTGGAGCTTGCCGCTGATACAGTAATCGCAAAGATCCAGGCCGCACCAACAACACCGGACGCAACACACGTTGCCGTTCCGACCGTTACCGGTCCTGTTGATGCAAAAGCTATCCTTGACGCAATTGCTCTTCTTGGCGACGGAGCAAGAGATCTTGTTATCATCGCAAGCGGAACAACAATCGCAACAGTTAAGAAAGCCGCACTCGATGCAAATTATGCATATGATCCATTTGCCGGACTCGAAGTTATTCAGAAGGCCGGTGTTGAAGGAGCTATCGTCGGCGATCTGAATGGTGTCCAGGCTAATCTCCCGGAAGGCGATGCCGTAAGATTCAAATTCGACGATCTTTCACTTGCTGAAAAGGATCTTGTCAAGATCGTTGGTCGTCTGTATGCGGCAATCGAGGTTGTCGGACCTGGAATGTTCGTCAACATCACAGAAACAAGTGAGTCTTAATCGCAAAGACAAATTAAAAGGGCGGTCCATCATGGGCCGTCCTTTATTGTGAGGTAATAACAATGGCATTAATTGACGATGTAAAAAAGGCGTGTCGCGTCAAAACCGATGCGTTTGATTCACAGTTCACAAACTTGATTGAATCGGCAAAGCTTGATCTCGGGATCGCGGGAGTAACGGTCCCGACGGAGATTGATGCGCTTGTCAATACGGCAATTTGCACTTATTGCATGATGCGGTTCGGCATTCCGGAAGATTACGACCGATTAAAGGCAAGTTATGACGAACAGAAAGCGCAATTGTCAAATGCTTCCGGGTATACGAATTGGAGCGTGAACAACAATGTATGATGATGTCGCGACTTTAATTACATATGGAACGAGCACATTTGACGAGTACGGGAACGAGTCCATCGACACGGACACAAAGGACATATACGTTCAACCGCGGGGAGTATATCAGAGCGAATACTACAATGCCGCACAAGTTGGACTAAAACCATCCATCACGTTTGAAATTGCATGTCGTGATGATTACAACGACGAAAAAGTAATCAAGTACAACGGCAAATTTTATACTGTGATTCGTGTCGATTGGAATGCGCAACGTGACAAATTATCGCTTGTTTGCGAAGAGCGGGTGAACAATGGCTAATTCGTTATCTATAACGGCACAAATGGACAAGATAATGTCCGATTATAACAGTGAAGTTCAAAAGGCGGTCGATGAGAGCGCAAAGGAAGCGGCGGATCTATGTGTAAATCAATTGAAAAACACATCGCCAAAGCGTCCAGGACACGGCGAATATGCTCGGAGTTGGACAATTAAAACAAGGCGAATCGGCTTGTCAACCGAATACACCGTTCATAATTCGAAGCATTATCAATTGACGCACTTGCTTGAAAACGGACATGTTGTTCGAAATAAGTACGGCACGTATGGTCGGGCGCGTCCGATCAAACATATAGCACCGGCGGCAGATACATCAATTCAAAGATTCGATCTTGCTTGTCGGACACGAATTGGGAGGTTGAAATGACATTATATCAAATATTAAGTGATACAGAAACCGGAATCGGTATTCCGGTTGTTTATTCGCATTTCACCGATAAGGGTTCGCCCGATTCACCGCCATATATGACATATATCGGGAACGGACAAGAAACGTTTGACGCGGACAACACATATTATTACACGGTAAACAATTACCAATTAGAATATTACTTCACAGAAAAAGACGAAGCGGAAGAAGCCAAAATCGAAAAAGTATTACTCGATAACGGTTTCAAATATCAAAAAAGCGAAGATGTTTACATCGAAGAAGAGGGCATCTTCGTTATTTATTATCAGATATAGGGGGATTAATATGGCGAACAAAGTTGAGTTCGGAATTAGCAATCTTCACGTCGGAACATATACGGACGATGGCGAAGGCAACATCACACTTGGAACACCGTACCATCAGAAAGGCGCGGTTTCATTCTCGCCGGAAGAACAGAGTGAAAACACGAATTTCTATGCTGATAACATCGCGTATTGGTCCGGATTTTCCGGTGGCACATTCGAAGGTGATCTTGAGGTCGCAAAGTTCGATGATGCATTCAAAGTCGCATTTCTCGGATACAAAACACTTACAAACGGTGGTCTTGCACTCGTTAAGGGCGCAACAAAACCAAAAGTGTATATTGCATTCCAGGTTGAAGGCGATGCCGAATCCAGGCGTGTTATTATGTATAATGCATCACTTGGTGCAATCACAAGAGAGTTCAGCACGATCGAAGATACAAAAGAACCGGCAACAGAAACACTTGCGGTATCTGTTACAGGTGACAATGCAACAGGTGTTTCAATGGCAAGTTTTGTTCCGGATGATGCGGGATATGATACATTATTCGATAATCCAACAGCACCGGAACTTGCGAGCGAATCCTAATTGACTATGAAGGGCGGGTCCATATACGATCCGCCCGTGTTTTTTATGACGGGGGCGATCTAAATGATAAAGACAGTTAAAATCGGAAACAAGGATGTTGTTCTTGACAATAACGTTGGTTGGACGTTGATATATCGGGATCAGTTCGGAGAGGATATAGTTCCTACAATAATGCCATTGCTTGCAGGGGCAATCGATGTAATATCCGGCGTAATTGAAGAAACCAACGGCGAGATTTCAATGAAGAATCTTGCCAAAGTCGTTGATGGCGATTCATTCATCAATGCGATCGTTCACATCGGCGGATTTGAATTCGTCGATTTTCTTCACATTACATGGGCGATGACAAAGAACGCGGATGATTCGATTCCGGAACCGGACAAGTGGATCCGAGAGTTCGATGAATTTCCGGTGGATGTTGTTGGTCCCGAAATCGCAAAGTTAATCTTCAAAGGAATGGTCAGTTCAAAAAACCAAAGGAGGTTGAACGTCATATTGAAAAGCGTTCAACCAAAGAAGAAAGACAAGTCGATCTCGACACAATCATCATCGCCGGAATCGAACGAGGGTTGACGATGGCCGACATCCGCAAGATGCAAATCGGCCAGGTCGTGGATTTCTGTATTGCATATAACGAACGCGAAAAGCGAACGGAAAAGAAACATGAATACGAATCGAAACACGGCACACGGCGCAGAGCAACACAAAACGATATAAACGCATTTTTTGGTTAGGTATAAAAAATGGCGGGAAACATTAAAGGTATTACAATTGAATTTCGCGGTGAAACTACTCAATTAGATAATGCAATAAAGCAAGTTGATAAAGACACGGCGAAGGTCGACAGCGAATTAAAAAAGGTTAATAAGGATCTCAAATTCAATCCGACATCGGTTGAATTATGGAAACAGAAACAAACCTTATTAACTGAAAAAATCAAGAATACGACCGATAAACTTGATTCACTGAAAGAAGCACAGAAGAAGTTGGATGCGGATGATTCGGTCGATAAAAATTCCGCCGAATACAGAGATCTTCAACGTGAAATTGTCGAAACGGAATCCAAATTAAAAACGTTCAAAGGCCAGTTGAAAGAAATCGGCAATGCGAAATTAAAAGCATTGGGCGAACAGTTCAAACAGGTCGGCGGCAAAATGAAAGCGGTCGGCCAGGGATTATCAACATATGTTACGGCACCGTTGGTTGGTGTCGCGGCGGCATCTGTTAAAACCGGGATGGATTTTGATTCTGCGATGGCACAGGTTGCCGCGACAAGTGGCAAGACCGTTGATGAAATCGGTGAACTTCGTGATTTCGCCAAAGAAATGGGATCCACAACAGCATTCAGCGCGACACAGGCCGCCGAAGGCTTGAACTTTATGGCACTCGCCGGATATGATGCCGAAACATCAATGGAGATGTTACCAACAGTATTGAATCTTGCGGCGGCGGGTGCAATGGAACTCGGGGCCGCGTCTGATATGGTAACAGATGCACAGACAGCATTAGGATTATCGACCGAACAAACATCAACGATGGTCGATCAGATGGCGAAAGCAAGTTCGAAATCGAACACGTCGGTTGAACAGTTAGGGGAAGCGATACTAAAAATCGGGCCGAATGCGAAAAGCATGGCGGGCGGAACAAAAGAACTTACAACCGTTCTTGGCCTTCTTGCAGATAACGGCATCAAAGGTTCTGAAGCCGGTACGCATTTGCGTAATATCATGTTATCGATGAACACCGATAAGGTTAAAGATGCATTCCATGAAATGGGCGTTGAGGTATTCGATGCGGAAGGGAACATGCGAAGCCTTGCGGATATCTTCCCGGAATTATCAACAGCGATGTCGGATCTGACAAACGAAGATAAAACACAAATGCTCTCCAAACTGTTTAATAAAACGGATTTGGCGGCGTTGAATTCGTTACTTGATACCGATGCTGACAGATGGGAAGAACTCGGACTTGCGATCGGTGATGCTGATGGATCTGCGGGAAAAATGGCCGATACACAATTGGATAATCTTTCCGGATCTCTTACATTGCTAAAATCCGCATTAGAAGGTGCGGCGATATCGATATCCGATGTACTGACACCATATATCAGAATGGCGGCGGATTTCGTGAACGGCCTTGTGACAAAGTTCAATGAATTGGATCCGTCGATTCAAAAAATCATTGTTGCCATCGGTGCGGTTGCGGCGGCGATTGGTCCATTACTTGTCATAGGTGGCACGATCGTTTCGGCGGTTGGTGCATTGTTGCCGTTACTTGGTGCGATATCTGCGCCGGTCCTTGCAATAGGTGCCGCAATTGCCGCATTGGTTGCTATATTCGCCATTGCAATGGCAAAGAGTGAACCATTCAGAACGGCAATGGCGGAGATTGGTACACAATTGGCGGCAACATTCCTTCCGGTCGTAAAAGAACTTGTTGCAACATTCAAACAATTAGTTGCAATTATTGTTGATACCGTTTCGGAAGTTGCGAACGATCTCGCGCCGGTATTACAAACATTAATGCCGATAATTACGAAAGTCGCTAAGTTTATCGCTGGTATGCTGATAATGAGATTTAAAAATCTGGTATCGGCAATAAAGCTGGTTGCGGTAATTATAAAAGCACTTGTAAAGGGATTCGCATCGGCATTCACGGCGATTGCGTCAAAGGTATCAACATTCTATTCGAAGATCAAGTCGACATTCAATCGTGTTAAAAGCGCAATGACAGGGCCGTTCGAAGCGGCGAAGAACAAAATCAAAGGGATCATCGATGCGATCAAGGGATTCTTTAACGGTGTCAAAATCAGTCCGCCACATATCCCGTTGCCGCACTTTTCAATCAAGC